ACTGCCGCCCAATCACATGTTCATACTAGTTTTCAACAGCCCAAATTAACTTTTGAGATTAATACTTTGGGCGTTCTTAATTGTCTTGAAGCTATTAAGAATTATTGGCCAACTACTAAATTTTTACAATATTCTACTTCAGAAATGTTTGGTAATAATTATTCAGTATTTATGCATGACGGTCTTAAAGTACAAAGTGAAAAAACTGAATTTATGCCGCGTAGCCCTTATGGAGTTAGTAAAGTTGCGGCATATCATTTGGTCAAAAATTACAGAGAGAGTTATAATTTACACCTGTGTAATATTATAATGTTTAATGCGGAATCTCCACGGAGAGGTGAAAATTTCTTAACTCGTAAGGTGACCAAATATGTGGCAGAATTATATGCCTTTAAAAGAAATTGTAAAGGTTGTCAACATTTTCGTAAATTAAAATTAGGGAATTTAGAAGCAAGAAGAGACTGGGGCTTTGCGATAGATTATATTCATGCGGCAGATAAAATCATAAATCATAGAATTGCTGATGATTTTGTTATATGTACTGGAGAGACTCATACAATACAAGATTTCGTCAAATTAGCTTTTGCTCAAATTGGTATAACTGACTGGCAAAATTATGTAGAAATAGATGAGAGTTTAAAGCGTCCTGCTGAAGTAGATTATTTATTGGGTTATAATAGAAAAGCTCAAAATGTACTTGGATGGACACCTAGTATGGAATTTGAAGAATTAGTAAAATTGATGGTGGATGCGGATGTGGCAAAAGCGTAACTATAAAGATCCGAGATATGTTTTATTTCGCAGAAAAGTTAGAAAGCGCGATGGTTATAAATGCAAGTGGCCAGGATGTCCAGAGAGAAGAAATTTACACGTTCACCATCTAAAAGTTTGGAGTAAAAATCCTCTGATACGTTTTAATACTTTAAATGGAATTACACTCTGTAAAAAACACCACGATAAAATTAAAGGCAAAGAAAAGATATACGAAGGATTGTTAAGAAGGATGTTACATGGGATTTGAAATAATACAAGATACGCGGGAACAAAAACCAATACAATTTGATCCAGATGAATGTTATTCTAGCGTGTGCGTGGCCAAATTAGACACGGGCGATTATTCAATAAAAGGACTTGAGGAAGTATTATGTATTGAACGTAAAGCTAACGTTGTTGAATTAGCTGGTAATGCAACTCAAGATAGATTTCAAAATGAAATTAAACGAATGCTTGAATATAAGTATAAGTTTATTGTACTTGAATTTGATTTAGACGATTTATTAAAATATCCAGTCGGGGCAGATTTGCCATCTAGAATTATTGATAAGATTAAAATCAAGGGTAATTTTTTACTTTCGTTTATAAATAAGCTACAAATTAAGGGTATAAATATTATATTCGCGGGCGATAAAGATAATGCAAGCAAAATGATATTAGATTTAATGAAAAGAGTTTGGAATGTCGAAAAGTCAAGAAGTTAATTCTGTAGTAAATCTTGATAATATCAACGCGGCAGAAAATGCTTGGTTAGAGTTGCCCCCAACTTTACAATTGGATTCTCTTGCTAACCCTCTTGCCAACCCTAATCAATGGGAAAAAGAACATTTAGATGTATTTCTTGGTAGATTATTAGTTGATCCCCAATATATAATAACTACCGCCAAATTACTATTGAATGTAAATCTAATACCTATTCAAGCTGCAATCCTACAAAACATTTGGTTTAAGTCTTTTCCATTATTTATTGGTTGTCGTGGTTTCGGCAAATCATTTCTCTTGGCAGTTTATTCCCTATTAAGATGTATTCTAGTTCCAAATACTAATGTTATTTTAGTTGGTTCTGCTTTTCGTCAGAGTAAGATCATTTTTGAATACATGGAGAAAATTTGGAAGAATGCTCCAATACTCAGAGATATTTGCGGCGAAGGTAGTGGTATAAGAGTAGAAATTGATAGGCTAACTTTTAGACTTAATAATAGTACCACTATAGCAATTCCTATTGGAAGTGGAGATAAGATTAGAGGTTTGCGTGCTAATATAATTTGTGCAGACGAATTTGCGGCCCAAAGTCCAGATATCTTTGAAACAGTTATCGTTGGTTTCGGTGTTGTTAATCTGGACCCTGTTCAATCCGTACAATTAGCTGCTCGTCGGCAAAGATTAATTGAAAAAGATTTATGGAATGAAGAACAAGAAGTCGTCTTTCAATCTAGATCAAATAACCAAACTATTATCTCTGGTACTGCTGATTATGGATTTAACCACTTTGCTCAATATTGGCGTAGATATAAAAAATGTATTGAAAGTCGTGGAGATCCAGCAGTAATGGAAGATATTTTTCAAGGTAATCCTCCCGAAGGTATTACTTGGAAAGATTTTGCTGTCATTAGAATTCCTTATGGATTAACTCCTACAGGTTTCTTAGATCAAAAGCAAATTGCAAGAGCCAAAGCTACCATCAATACTGGTATTTTTGATATGGAATATAATTGTATTTTCTTGGAAGATTCTAATGGATTTTTCAAGAGATCATTGATAGAAAGATGCGTGCCAACAAATAAAAATGAAATTATATTAAATTCTGGACCTATCAATTTTCAGCCAAGACTTAGGGGTGATCCAAATAAAAAGTATGTTTATGGTATTGATCCAGCATACTCACAAGATAATTTTGCCATAGTTGTTATAGAAATGAACCAAGATCACAATAGAATAGTTTATTGCTGGACAACTAATAAGAAAGATTTTCGTCAAAAATTAAAACTGGGCAAAGCTACTGAACATGACTTTTATGGATTCGTCACTAGAAAAGTGCGTAATTTAATGAGAGTATTTCCTTGCGCCAGAATTGGCTTGGATTCTCAAGGTGGTGGCGTTGGTGTTCTGGAGTCATTTCGTGATCCTAAGAAATTAGAGCCTGAATCTAGCGAAAGAGTTATTTTAGAGATTATCGAGCAAGGTAAATATAAACCTACAGATGATGAACATGGCGATCATATATTAGAGATGATAAATCAGGCAGATTATACATGGACTGCAGATGCCAATAATGGTTTACGTAAGGATTTTGAAGATAGATTTCTTATTTTCCCATCTCATGATAATTTGAGTTTGGGTTTGGCTTATGAACAAGGTGAGTTAAATCCAGATACAGGTTATGATAAAGAAACTAGGACTTTATTTGACGACTCCTTAGAAGACCTAATCTTTGAAATTGAAGAACTTAAAAATGAATTAACTACTATTGTGGTTAGTAGAACTGGTACGGGACAAGGGGCAAGAGATAGATGGGACACGCCAGAATATAAAGACACTGTCACTAAAAAGAAAGACCGCCTAAGAAAAGATAGATATACTGCTTTATTGATTGCCAATATGATCGCCAGAACTTTGGGCAGGGCAATTACTGCTCCTCGTCTGGTTGTAGGTGGAACTTCCCAAGAATTAGCCATGAAGAAAGTCTATAAGGAACCGCTTTTTCAGGGTACTAATGAGGAATGGGATGGAATTGATGTTTCCATGTTTAGGGGCATTGATCGTAATATGATAAATTATGACTAGTAAGGTGTATAATAATTAAGATTAGATTACAATTGAATTAACAAAAGGCCGTGAAATGTCGAGATCTTTGGCAGTTATAGATAATAAAGGAAATGTCAATTATCAGACTTTTGATGATGATAAAACTGTAGCCAACTATGAGGGAGTAAGTTTGGCTGCTGGTGGCGGGGGCAGAAGTCAGGCTAATTATCTTTGGAGAGATTATTCTAATTTAGCTCCAAATATGTCTGGACGACCAGGGTTAAGTCGTCGAGATTACGAGGCATTTAGACCCAACGAAGCTATCCCAATTAAATATAGGGATATTATCATTCGTTGTGATCATTATTACTACACAGTAGGTCTAATTCGCAATACTGTAGATTTAATGTCTGACTTTGGTGTGCAAGGACTTTTAGTTACCCATCCAAATAAACAAGTTGAAAAATTCTATCGAAATTGGTGGACTAGAGTTGAGGGTACTAAAGTCTCTGAACGTTTTCTCAATTATCTCTATAGATTAGCCAACGTAATCATTAAAGTACAAACCGCATTTCTTTCTAAAGCTGATCGTGAAGCTGTCAAGAAATCTAAGGCTGGCTTTGACGAAAATCCTTTTAATTCATTTCACTTGGCTAAAAATGAATTGCCTTGGAAATATAACTTTTTACATCCTGCAACTGTCGATGTTGTTGGCGGGGCATTAGCTTCATTTGTTGGTACTCCTCAATATGCCGTCGTACTTAATCCTAATTTAAGACAAATCATCACATCTCCTAAAACTCCCATTGAGCAGAATATTCTTAAGGGAATTCCAAAAGATGTTATTGACGCGGCAACTTCAAATCAGCCGGTCTTACTAGATCAGACTAAGACTCTAGTTTATCATTATAAGAAAGATGATTGGCAACCTTGGGCATATCCAATGTTATATTCAATTATGGATGATGTAATAATGTTGGAAAAACTCAAATTGGCAGATAGATGTGCTTTGGACGGCGCTATCTCCAATGTTCGTATTTTCAAACTCGGCGTTTTAGAAAAAGACTTAAGAGTTGCTCCAACTCAAGCTGCCCTCAATAAATTAAGCTCAATTCTTGAAGCTCACACTGGCGGCGGTACTTTAGATATAGTTTGGGGTCCAGCCATTGATCTCATTGAAAGTAAGTCAGAGGTCTATAAATTCTTAGGTGAAGAAAAATGGAAAGTTCACTTAGCTAATGTTTACGCGGGCTTAGGAATTCCACCAACTTTAACAGGTCAAGGTGGAGGCGGCGGAACTACCAATAATTATATTAGCTTAAAGACTTTAATTGAACGTCTAAATTATGGGCGTAGTATTTTAAGTGAATTTTGGAATGAACAATTCGTGGCAATTCAAAAGTCCATGGGATTTAGATTTCCTGCCAGAATTGAATATGACGATTTAATCTTGTCAGATGCTATTCAGGAAAAAGCCTTGTTAGTTCAACTTGCTGATCGTAATTTAATTAGCGATGAACTCTTACAAGCCAAGTTTGGTAATGATCCTGAAATGGAAAAAATTAGAATTAACAGAGAAAACAAAGATCGTAAGGATGGTCGTATGGTTAAGAAAAGCGGTGCATATGGAGA